CCCCAGCATTAAGCCAGTTGGGAGAGCGTGCCCCAGGTCAGCGATGAACGCTGGCCGCACGTGATATGAACCGGCTCGAAAGACGGCTCGTATCGAAGCTCCTTCGGTAGCTTACTGTTTAAGTCCTTAACCGCTCGGTCAAGTACCCATGAGGGTCTTGAGCGTAGGTGGGCAACAGTAAACCGTTCCTCGGGAAGAGAACCCACCATTCGAGAAGACAAGCTATTAGCCTGTCTCCAAGAAACTGGTATTGGGTCCGCCATTGGATGAAGTTTTCCAATGGTCTTCGAGTTGGTTCGGAATGAACGCCTGAAGGCCTTCAGACCGACCTCGGGAGGTGTGGAGTTAAATCCACGTACTGCGTCGAGGATCATATGCGCAGAGCGCATCTCATCCTCCACCAGCTCTAGCCATGGCAAACCATGGTCGAGCTTGTACACAGCGAGATCTGTAAGGATCCCGACCCTCTCCGAAACCTTCTTCTCCAGTGACTCGTCTTCGAGGCCCGCTGTAGCGAGACCTCGAAAGAACTTCTGGCACGCAGGCACGCCATTGGCGTACCCTGTGAGCGCAGCAGAAATTGGAGGTGGAAACCGATACCCGCTTTTACGCGGGATCAGCCCCACCCCCCCGAGTTCCACTGGGAGATACATCACCATTCGGTTCCGCTTCGCTTGAGAAATTGTTTCCTTAGAAACAAGCTCACAAAGCGTAGCGGCCTGCCGGTGACCAATTCTTTCCAACTGGCCGCGCAGATACTGCGCTGCACCAAAGGAAGGAGGCACCCCAGGGTGTTGACCGGGACGACGCTTCATTGAAAGCGCCCAGTTCTGTTTAGCACTCCGGGTGACCCATCCCTCGTCGGCGGACGAAAGTGCCCGCACGGATACAAATGTACCCTCGATGAGGAAGGATGAGTCAGTTCTGGAGAATTGGTAACCTTTCTCACAGAACACGCCGCGTAGGTGGTCATTCGTTGAAACGAAAGACTTCTGGATGTTCGGTGGCATTCCTGTCACCGGCCCCAAGAGTTTGTGATACCTATTCACTAACCACCTCGGCCACAGGGCCATAAGGTCATCCCCCTTCATGTAGAAGGTTTTTGGTGGTGCACCAATCATGATGCAAAACCAAAAGTGTACTGCCGACAAAGTCGGCCAGCTACACGGAATGCCCATAAGGGTCCCCATCTGGATAACTAGTCCGTCAATGGTGCCACCGGAGATTAAATCTTCGGGGATGCCTACCGCCCGAGCGAGTGCCACAATTAGTGACATTCGTAGGTAATCGGTTGCAGCCGTAAGGTCTGCCGATAGGACAACTAGTTGATCCCGCCGCTTCCCTGAGCTTTCAGAAGAAACCCAGGTAGGCGGAAGCCGGATTGGTAACCTCTGTTCCTCGCCCCGTAAGGGGAGGCCTATGGCCCGAAGCTTTGAAAGCTTCGCGAGCAACGGAACCCGAAACGCCTCTGATATAGCTAACCGCTTAGCAGAGGATTTCGAGACGACACGGACCTTATATCCAAGTTCCTTAAGGGGCATGGATACAGACCCGGTCGGGTACCGATTCTTTTTAATTGAGGCGAGGATGCTTAGGGTGACCTCGGTCGCAAGCACTCTCGGAGATGGGTTTGAAGACCCCTCTTTGATTGCCTTCCACTTACGTGGACCTAATGCCTCCTCGGCCATCTCCCGGTAAACCGCGAGACGACCGCCCTCAGCTCTTGATCTTTCAAGACAAGCGGACGGGCTTGTAATTCCTATGGAATCCAAGTCCGGCCGAAGCTTTCCGATCCAGCGCGCACACCATCTGCCGAAGCTAGCAGCGGTGTACCTGTCCTCCCCAACAAAGGGAATTTCAGGCGTCGTAAGACGCGCGTTTTGATCCTGGACTGCAGGGGGCAAAGCCTCCTTGGGTGGGTAAGGCAAAGCCCTACCTAGGAAACTCCACTGTAGCAATTCTGCTGTCGTGGCGGGTCTCCTAATCTGGAAAAGCCTCCTAAAAGGAATATCCTTCTCCAGATCCCCATCAATCCAAGCACGTCGCGCGTTAAGGCAAAAAGCCTTAACAAGGGTAACAAAACCCTTCTCGTTGGCTGCGAGAGCGACGAATTGGAGAAGCCGGTGCTCGAGTGCTTCACAGGTAATGATACCGTGACTCACGTTGTGAGCCCATGAGGATCGTGCCGCCAGAGCGGTCACGGCCCACGCTTCTAAGAATGTCAGGAGGAAGTACCTGGCTCTGCGGCTTAAGCCGTACCTCTGAGAATACCATTTGGCTCTCAAAATGAGGATGTCTCTGAGTCGCGTATGCGATATCAGAGCCTGACCAGGCTCCCTCCATGGTGACAAGCCGAGGCGCTTATCGGACCGCCGCCGTCTAGACGACCGTCCCCCATGAGTAGCTTCGAGTGAGTTGAGGTCCGCAACCGCCTTATGGCGCCTGCGTTCCCTTCCTACACCCCCTCCCCGATCAAGCATCGGGAGTAACCCACTTCCGCCTTTCGGTGGTCGTGGAGCTAAGGTATTTCTTAGTTTTCGAACCGGGAAATACCAACCAGTCTCACCCCTTTCGGGGCGGTGAGCGGACTTTTCAGTCCTAGCCTTTGAACCGTTGTCACGGTTCACAGTTCGAGAAGAACTGTAGGCGACCTTGTCGTTGTGCATAAGCATAGCG